TCGGAAAATCGCTCGGAATGGAATGGGGCGGAGATTGGAAGTTTGTTGACGAGCCGCACTATCAACTGCGTCCAGCATGGGCGAAAGGCATGACCGAGCGAGATATGCTCGCCAATTTACGAAATCGTGTATCCAAAAAAATAGACGTTCTTGTTTGAAAAAAAAGAAACAACCGACGGTTGAATCGGAGCGAACGGAAGCACTCGCGGAAGCGAAACGGCTTCTGTCGGAGCATTACGACTGCGGCTTCACTATCGTCTCGTGGGAGCAGGGAGGCGAGACGATGCACGGAGAATTCGTATTCGGTAACAAGTACGCCGTCGAAGGACTCGCAGGCGACTCGTTCAGCATTTTATTTCCAGACGACGAAGAAGAAGAGGAGGACGAAGACGCATGAAAATGATACTTGAGTTTGACGAGACCGAGCGATACGAGCACGAGGTGGCCTGCAAAGCCCTTGATATATTGATCCTAGTGGATGACATAGACCAAGAGCTTCGCTCCGCTCTCAAGCACGAATGCGGCGAATTTGCGAAACTCGACGTGGACACAATGGAGGCCGTCCGCGCATGGATTTGGGAGCAACGAACCAGCCGGAATATCCCAGAACTTACATGAAGGGATGGAAAAAATGGATGGCGGTCGGATGCTCTCATGGCGATCAAATCGACCCTGATGCACGCAAGGCCGTCCTCGTGTTCAAGGAACGCTGGAAACCAGACACGACTATCATGCTTGGCGACTTCCTAGACCTAGCCGCGTTTCGCTCCGGTGCTATTTCAGATCCGAACTCAAGCGACCGCGCCGCGAGCATCTCGGACGACCTTTCTGCCGGTATTGATTTCCTGCACGAACTCAGACCGCAACACATTCTCTACGGAAACCACGAAGCGCGGCTCTACAGGCTGGCATCGTCGCCTAACGCTCTAGCGGCTCACGCCGCTACGCTCACGATCCAAGCGATAGAGAAGACGGCGAAGGAACTCAAAGCGAAATTGTATCCGTACCACATCCGATCCTTTTACGAACTAGGGGGAACCAAGTTTCTGCACGGTTATATGTATAACGTGCAAGCCATCCGCGATCATGCAGAGACCTACGGACAATGCGTCATGGCGCACCTGCACCGAGTCGGCTGGGAACGCGCACGCACGCTCGACGGCGCAAGCGGCTATTGCGTCGGAATGCTGGCGAGTTTCGATATGGAATACGCGAGCACGCGCAGGGCAACATTCGCCTGGTCGCAGGGCTTCGCGTATGGTTTTTATAAAGACAATTCGATCACCGTAAATCTATGCGAAAGAAAAATCAATCAGCCGTGGCTATTGCCAATGTAAACAAAGCCTGGTCGGCTTTCCTTGAAACGACAAAAGTCGAAAGCGAGAAAGAGCTTGAGGAGCAAGGCTGGAAGACCGTCCGCACTATTGCATCCGAATCAAAACTTACAATTGCATCGGTGAATTGCAGACTTGAAACGGCTGTTGGGAAAGGGATGCTTAAAACAAAAAAAGCAACTATCCAGACCAACCAAGGCGTTCGCGAGGTAAGATTCTTTCGCCCTACCTAGTTAGATTCCAATATGTAAATTGGTTTTTATCCAAGCCGCAGATGCGCTCCAGCATTGGTTGAGCGCATATGTAAAGCTTTTTCCCCAGATTTATTTTCGCACTTCGCGAATTTTTTTCTTTTCATCCGAAACGACATCTAGGATTGTTTGCACATCGAAAGGGAATGACTCCCAACGATACAAACCAAAAACAGAAAACTAAAAATGAAAATCAAAGAACTCGAAATCGGAACAAAGTATCAAAAAGCAGATGACTCAAGCATCTGGATCAAAACTGGCAAGACCGTTTCAAAGAGATTCGGAACAACTCAACCCTCACTTCGCCACGACCGACGGATCAACTGTGTTGTCGTTAAGTAATTTTTATATGGAACCACTAACATTCGCAATTCTCTTCGCAGTCTGCATCACTTCGGCATTCGTCGGGGGCTACGTCCTCGGCAACCTCAAGGCCACCTGCCAAGCGGAGCAAACCCGCCGTTGGTGGATGAACAGACAGATCCGCAGGGAGCGCGGGGAATGACTGCCGAGGAGCAACATGATGCCGAATGTGAGTTCACGCGCAATTTATTGTGCGGAATGGTTCAGCAGGCCGTTGAAGACCTTCGGAGCGAAAAGGTGTTCATGAGCAAACAGCTAAACGCCCACCAAGAGATCGATAGGGACACAGCGTTGCACTTCATCAGATCAAAAGCATTTCAAGGCATCTGCGATGTCTTGAGTCTGCCAGCCGACAAGATCAAAACCAAGGCTCTTAAATATGAATCTTGCGATTGATCCCGGAACAACCCACTCGGCGTTCGTTCAATTCCACAACGGAAAGATCGTTGATCACGGACACATTCCGAACGAGGAGATGCGCCAAGTATTGATCGGTCGCGAGTACACTCGATGCGCTATCGAGATGATAGCCAGCTACGGCATGGCTGTCGGAGCTTCGACATTCGAGACGTGCGTCTGGATCGGACGATTCATCGAGGTGGCTAGGGTTGACGTGGAACTAATCTATCGGAAAGATATCAAACTTTTTCTCTGTGGCACGATGCGAGCCAAGGACGCGAACATTCGCCAAGCCTTGATCGACAAGATCGGGCCGCAGGGAACAAAGGCCCAGCCGGGGCCAACCTACGGCATAAAGTCCCACTCGTGGGCGGCTCTAGCTGTAGCCGTATATGCAGCGAACAACAAAAAGGAAAATAGAAAATGAAAGGGAAAAAACTAATTGAAACAATAAAACAAACTAAAGAGGGATTGAAATTACATGCAGGGCAAAGAGAAGATTTTAAGCAAAAGATAGAACTCTTAAAACAAGAAATTGATTCCCTGAAAAGTAAAATTCAAGCCAGCAGAAAACTTGAAAGAATGGAGATTGGATATTTATCAGAACTGGCAAAGCAATATAGTGAAGAAGTCTCAACAGACTTCCCAGATCAAGATACTAAATGGCATCCTCCTTTTCCAAAAATGCGATCTAAAATCTATGGGCACGGAGCTAATGCAGAAACAGCCTATCAATAAACGCAAACAACAAACAAAAACCAAAACATATGAAAATAACAAAAGGAAAGCAAACACGCGCCCAGCGCGTAGTACTCTACGGAGTCGAATCCGTAGGAAAATCAACATTCGCGGCCAAATTCCCCAAGCCGCTGTTCCTCGACATCGAGCAAGGCACAAGCCACTTGGATGTGGATCGCTGTGAGATCGGAACGTGGAAACAATTAACGGATGCGTTAACAGAAGCCAAGGCGACCGACTATCAAACCGTAGTCATCGACTCGGCAGATTGGGCGGAACGTCTGTGCGTCGAAGACCTGCTCGCCACCAGCAAGAAAACCAGCATCGAAGACTTCGGATTTGGCAAGGGCTGGGTCATGGTAGCGGAAAGAATGAGTCGGATGCTGTCCAGCATCGACCAACTCATCGACGCCGGCAAGAACGTGGTTCTTATCGCGCACAGCAAGATTGTGCGCTTCGAAGCACCAGATGCGCTCGCGGCATATGACCGATACGAACTGAAACTAAGCAAGCAAAGCTCGCCGCTACTCAAGGAGTTCGCGGACGAACTCTGGTTCTTGAGATTCAAGACCAAGGTCTCGACAAGCGACAGCGGCAAGGGGAAGGGCATCGGCGGCAAGGAGCGTATCATCCTAACAACGCACAGCGCGGCATACGATGCTAAGACGCGATCCGGACTTGCGGAGGAACTCCCGCTAGAGTGGGCATCGGTCGCGCATCTGTTCGAGACAACGGCGCAAGCCGTAGTCGCACCAACTGCAACACCCCTAGAGAGCTGGGCAGGACGACTCGCAGAGCATGAAGGCGCTGTCAATCAGTTCCTGATCGCTCGCGGCGTATTAACTAGCGAACAGACTTGGCGCGACTGCGCGCCGGAATACCTGCACCGCGTTGCGCTTCGCGTGGATCAGTTCGTCAACACAGCTATCGAGTGGAGAAAGGCTAACGAATGAACGATATAGATACAGTTGAAGCGGCCATTCATGTGGTAGCACAAAGGATGACATCTGATTTTTTCCTTCAATATGTAAGGGAAAGAGTCAATAAAGAAATGAATATGAAATGCATATTAAAAATAAAGCGAAGCAGTAAATCAGCAGGCTATGCAGTATCATTTGAGCACATAACGGAGTCACAAGAAAAAACATTTGGAGTTCTAACTAGATTAAAATGATCAAAGAAATCTCACCTAGCAGTCTGCCCAAGCTCGCCGAATGCGCTCTCTTTGAGGGCGCAAACGGAACAAGCTCGGCAGCGGAGCGCGGCACGGCGGTAGACGTTGCGATCCGCAACTTGATCTCGGCAGAACATGACGTCGCAATAGTGGGCGAAGACGCCGGAGCTATCGCCTACGGAGTCGATGAACTGACACGCCTAGCAAAAGGATCGTTCGTGGAGACTCGCGAAGAGTATCTCGCGATGGCAGTCCCTGGGCTTAGTAAACTCGGCACGGCGGACGCAGTCTGCAAAGCCGAGAAGTGGGTCGCGGATATAAAAACAGGGCAGTTGCGGAACTACCGCGAGCAACTCGCGGCCTATTCATTGGCGTGCATGGAAGATAATTTCGACACGTCATGGACTGCTCATGTTATCTACGTCGATCAAAAGCTAATTCGTAGCTATGACTTCACCTACGAGGAAGCCAAGCAGATCACCAAGCGCACAATCGACCGCGCAACAAGCGCGGAGGCGCAGCCGACGCCTTGCGAGTATTGTAGCTGGTGTAAGCATTACAACAACTGCAACGCCATTGTGCGGCAGGCTGAGAGCGCGGTCGCTCTCATCCCAGACATGACAGGCAACAGCATCGATGCCATTCGTCAGCGCATCCTCGCAACAGCGGAGAGTATGGGAGCATTCGCCAAGGAATGGAAACTGGCAGAGAAGGAGATCGCAGAGCCGGTGCTAGGTCACCTTAAAACGAGACTCGAAAACGGAGACGAAGTCCCCGGATGGAAACTTACAAGCATGAGCGGACGCAAGTTCGTGGAGCATGAAGCTATCGCTAAGGCGTCGCAAGGTATCACAAAGGAGACACTAATACTCGCGATGGGCGGCAAGCTATCAGAAAAGAGTTACATCGAACTCTGCGCCAACAACGGCGTAGAGCCAGACCAAAGCGCAATACAAACCGGAGCGAATTCGCTCCAACTAAGACAGACCAAAGTAAAGTAATTTCCTCGCAACCTACATAGGTCAGTCCCGTAGGTGTGCAGGGGCAAAGGGGGGCAGCGCATCCCAAAAAACGCTGACCAAAACAACAAAATAGAAAATACAAAATGCCAACATATAAAGCATCAGAACCAAAGCAAGCGGCCATCTACTACGTCGAGCCAGGGACATACGAAGTCGAAATAATCAAAGCCGTAGAGAAGACTTCGCAGGCAGGAAACCCAACGATCAAGCTGGACGTAGCCGTCCTACTCGAAGGCGGAACAACAGGGCCGACGATGTGGGAACACCTCACATTCACGGCCAAGGCAGGGTGGAAAGTTGATCAAGTGCTTTCGAGCATCGGTCGTGCAGTAATACCAGGCGAAGACGTGAACGTCGAAGCCGAAGACTTGATAGGCGAAAAAGGAGTCTGCGTCATCGGAGTTGAAGCAGGCCAAACAAACCCAGAGCATCAGTTTAACTGCGTCGAGCGTTGGTTGTTCGGAGACGAGAAAGCCAAATGGCTCGGCAACCGGCGCAAGCCAGCGGCCAAACAAGACAAGCATATCGTCGCCAAAAGCAACGGCTACGTTGCTCAACCGAAAGACGAAACCGACGACATCCCGTTCTAAAAAATGAACGGAACTCTCTCACTCCGGCTTGTTATTTGCATGAATGAATGTCCGATTGGCTTACGTCTCGAAAGGGGCGATCCATTGCCAGTACACCAGCATACATACGACGACACGCCGGAGGGGAGAGCATTGGCGGAACGACATTTAGAAAGAATATCAGATTATGTTCGACGGCATACGAAGTCTCGCAAAGTTAGCAAGTAAAACACGCGAGCAAATGAACGCGATGCAACAACTCATCGAGTTGCTGACCACGCGAAACGACTACCTTGCGCGAGACAATCACGAGCTTCGCGCACAGGTCGCCAAACTCAACCAACTCCTATCCGGCAAATGAAAGTATCACAAGAATGGCGAGGCTATCCGCTCCGGTGTTGGCCGAACCACCAAGACGACTGCGAGCGATGGGACTACGAAATTCTTATCGACGGCACTTGGCTTGAGGTTGTTACTCAATCCACGCGGTGGATCGAGGAGGAGGCCGACGAGGTCTTGCAGCGTTATTTGACAAGGCTAAAATCTTAGACTAAATTCAGAGTGGCTGTGAGAAGCCGTTCAATACAGCAAATGAAACAAACTTTTTCCCGCAATACTTCCATCCGGCTCGCTGTTGGCCTATTCTCACATGGTTGTATTGCGGGATTTCTTAATTATGCACATACAAATAGACCCTGAATTCAAGTCACTCATTCCGCCACTATCAACGGAAGAACTTGAACAACTCGAAGCCAACATCATCAAAGACGGATGCCGCGATCCGCTGGTGCTATGGGGTGAAATTCTTATTGACGGACACAACCGCCACGAGATTTGCACCCGCAATTCTATTCCTTTCAAAACGGTTGAGAAGAATTTTCAAAACAGAGATGATGCGATGGATTGGATGGACGCGAACCAACTTGGCCGCCGCAACATTCAGCCACAACAGGCTGATTTTCTTCGCGGTCGGATTTACAATCGCAGGAAGAAGGAGCAGGGGGGTGACAGAAAATCAAAAGATCAAATTGATACTTTGAACGGGGAATCCACCGCTGAACAGGTCGCAGCCGAAACAGGTGTTTCGCCTGCTACGGTTAAACGTAACGGAAAGATGGCTGAAGAAGTTGAAAACGACCTTGAGCTTTTAGCGGCAATTAACGACCGGACAGAGTTCAAGAAAGTTAAGCGAGAAAAGAAGGAAAAAAAGCGTGAGTCTCGCAGGCAGCAGAATAGGGAGAAGATTGAATCCGCTCCAGAACCAGAAAAGATAATAGAGACTGGGGCTAAGTTTGCCACCATCGTCATTGACCCACCGTGGGACTGGGGCGACGAAGGAGACCAAGACCAAATGGGAAGGTCGCGACCGGACTACGCCACTATGAGCAAAGAACAGCTAATGGCGCTGCCAGTCGGCGCTCTAGCAGACGACGATTGCCATCTTTATATGTGGATCACAAACCGAAGCTTGCCGAAGGGCTTTGACCTGATTCAAGCGTGGGGGTTCAGGTATATTACGGCAATTACTTGGGCGAAGCCGAGCTTTGGAATGGGAAACTATTTCCGAGGACAAACGGAACAGATACTTTTTGCTGTAAAGGGAAGCCAACCATTAAAGCGCAAAGATGTGGGAACATTATTTACTGCACCGCGCGGCCCTAATGGGCATAGCTCTAAGCCGGTAGAATTTTATGATCTTGTTGAGTCATGTTCTCCTGGGCCATTCATTGAAATGTTTAGTCGCCACAATCGCGAAGGATGGACAACATGGGGGGAGGGCCAGTAATGCTTTACGACTTTGATGAATGCCTTAGTTTCAGCAAAACATCGCGCGCTGAATCTAGTGACATCTTAACAATAAAATCCATGCTTACAAAATGCTCGGAAGTTTTACCAGCAAACATTGAGATGGATAAATCTGGTGTTGATTACATTGCAAAAACTGAAAGCGGACGTGAAATTTATATTGATATAAAAACTAGAACTCAAGGTTGTTCTAAGTATTGGAAAGCTAAATCAAGGCAGGGCGAGTCAATCCCAGAGCTTGCAATAGAAACTTGGTCGGCAATACCAAACGGACAACAAAAGAATGGGAAAATAGGTTGGACTCTTGACCACAAGAAAGAAACCGATCTAATACTTTACAGGTTTGATGAGTCAGATCATGGAAGAGCATTTCTATTGTGCTTCCACACATTGCGTATGGCGGCAGAGAAAAAGATAGATGACTGGAGAAATTCATGCAAGGTAGACAGGCAAAGAAATCATGGATATTATAGCGAATCTATTTTTGTTAGAGCCGACTGGGTTCTTGATTCAATGCGATCTGTAATGTGCGGGCATTCTGTATCAGAGCGGGCTTTTTATGTTCAGCAACTTCTATTTGCGCCATGATCCTCTCACCTGACTTCTGCGACCATTACAAGACCAAAATCCTGCTACGCCTAGCAGGCCACGCAGGCGTGTTCTCGCTGTTGAAGCTCTGGTCGCAATGCCAATTCAGAAAGTGCGAACGCATAGAAAAATCAGCGGATATCATCGCGGCGATAGCAGATTGGGAAGGCGATCCAGATCAACTCGAAATGGCGTTGGTAGAAAGCGGCTACGCAAGGCGCGAAGGAGACGCGCTTGTCTTGCACCAATGGCAAGATCAAAACAAGCGTTTATTCTCAAATTACAAGAATGGGAAGAAAGGCGGAAGGCCAAAAAGTGACACGCCAAAGCCTGCAAAAAAGCCAGCGGGAATGCGTCTGTAAATAACCCAAACGAAACCCAACTATAACCCAACTGAAACCCAACACAAACCATGAGTGGTCTAGATAGATAGAATATCTATCTACTAGCGTAGATAGATAGGCTTCGCCTCTCTCGCTTAAGGCGAGAGGCGAGCCATCCAGAAAAAAAGAAGGGAACAAAATGGCAATTTTAAAAAGAGAAGAAACAGCAAGCACAAGATCGGCAGTACCGACAGCCCCGAGCGCGGAAAAGGCCGCGATCTCGATCATCTTGCAGAACTACGAAGTCTTGGACGCCGCGAAGTGGGACGCCGATCTGTTCTTTGAACATTCCAACCGAGCTTTGTTGTCAGCGGCCAAGGAGTGCCACCACGAAGGTTTCAAGGCCGACATCTTCAGACTCCAGGCGGTGCTTGAAGAAAAGGGACTGATTTTCGACGTTGGTGGATACCACAACGTCACCGAAGCATTCACGGCCTACCCAACCGGAGACGCCGTGGCTGCACTCGACTTCAGAAAAGACTTGCTCAAGGCGCGTCGGTATCGCAAGGCGATGGCGAAGCTTGCGGAGAGCAAAGATGACATCCGAGAGATGCGAGCGGATCTGAACGGCATCGCTCAACACTTGGCTGATTCGGACGAAGAGCAAACGGACGCCGTTTCGCTCAAGAAACAATGTGCCGACCTACTGACCGAGCTACTCAAAACCACGCCACCGGAACGCTTCACCACCGGCGTGTCGGGGCTAGATGAAAAGATCAACGGCGGATTTGAGCGTGGGACGCTCGCGGTCTTCGCGTCGGAGACTTCGGGCGGTAAGTCCATTGCTTTGCTTCAAACTGCCCTGCACGGGGCTTTAAACGCCAAGAATGGCGTGATTTTCTCGCTTGAGATGAGCGCAACGCAGGTCATCGGTCGCTTAGTCGCCGCGCAGAGTGGATGGCGTTGCGTATCGGCATACGAGAAACCGAGCCAGCCGCACGTCAACGGCATGAAGCTAGGCATCGCAGATATATCGGCACTACCGATCACAATTCACGACCAAGTATCGGACATCGATACTATCGAGAGCATTTGCAGGCAACTCAAGCGCACAGGGCTTGATTGGGTTGTGGTGGATTACATCCAGCTATGCTCGCCGTCCGCCGATAGCAAAAGCGAGACACGCGAGCAACAAGTCAGTGAAGTCGTCCGCCGTCTCAAGTTGATGGCGTTGCATTTAAATGTTTGCGTATTGACCGCTTCCCAACTAAACGACAAAGGCGAACTGCGCGAGTCGCGGGGCATCGGTCATCACGCGGACTACGTACTACACATCGATCATGCGAACCATCCAGACATCGAAATTAAACTTATGAAAAACCGAAACGGAGAACGTCACGTCTCCGCGCCGGTGCTTATGCAGGGCGGCATCTCACGCTTTGTCGATAGGGTGACGAAATAGAAAGAAACACAAATGTGGATACTACCAAAACAACTACACACCTTGGCTTGTGCGCTGGATACGGCGGCATTGAACTTGGACTCAAACGAGTCATCCCAAATTTGCGCTCAGTCGCTCTTTGTGAGATCGAAGCCTTCGCCTGTGCGAACTTGGTCAGCAAAATGGAAGCGGGACTCATGGAGCCAGCACCTATTTGGACGGATCTTAAAACCTTCCCTTGGGAATCATTTCGTGACCGCGTGGACATCCTTACTGGAGGTTATCCCTGCCAGCCATTCAGCGCGGCAGGAAAAAGACTTGGAACAGAAGACCCAAGACATCTTTGGCCTTACATCGCAAGCGGAATTCGGATTCTTCGACCAAGAATGTGCTTCTTCGAAAACGTCGAAGGACACATCAGCCTCGGCCTCCGCGAAGTCATCGCAGACTTGGGAGCAATCGGTTATCAAACGGCGTGGGGAATATTCTCTGCGCGTGAAGTTGGCGCACCTCACCAGAGAAAGCGAGTGTTTATCTTGGCCGTCTCCAATAGCCTCGGAGGTGCGACAGGGCTTTCAAGATCGCTCGCGTGGAATGAAGGGGTCGCAGGAGTCTCTGACAACGGTGGTGGTGAAGGATGCGGCGAATTGGCCGACGATACAGGCGAGAGACTATCACTCA